GACTATGCAAGAAAATATATGCAGATGGTTGTTAGTAATGTTGTTGGAAATGCTGGGATTGGCTTACAAGTTAAATCAAAAACAGCTAAAGGTAAACTCAATTTAAAAGCTAACAGACAAGTTGAGCAAGCATGGAAAGATTGGTCACAGTCTAGAAACTGCGCTTGGGATTCACGCATGAGCTTTGTAGAAATGCAAAGATTATTTATAGAAACAGCCGCCAGAGATGGTGAAGTTTTAGTGCGGATCATAAGAGATGATTCCAAGTATGGATTTAAATTGCAATTTTTAGATGTCAATCGATTAGATGAAAATCTAAATAAAGATCTTGGAAATAACTACTGCATCAAAATGGGCATCGAGTTTGATCCAACAGGCAAGGCAATTGCTTATCACATATCAACACATATCGATGTTGAAGTCTATGCAACACATCATAAAACAGAGCGAGTTCCAGCTGAAAATATGATCCATTGCTTTTTAGCAGAGCGCCCAGAGCAGATCAGAGGTGCAACATGGATGGCAAGTGCAATGTCTAGAATGAATATGCTCAGTAGTTATGACGAGGCAGTATTGGTAAACGCTAGGATCAGTGCTTGCAAAATGGGTTTTTATACTTCTGAAGCTGGAGATTCTTTTGTCGGTGAAGAAGATTATGAAGGTAATTTAGTCCAAGAGGCAGAAGCTGGTATGTTTGAGCAATTACCAGCTGGCACAAGTTTTACAAGTTTTGATCCTTCACAGCCAACAACTGCATTTAAAGATTTTAACAAAGCAATTTTACGCGGCATAGCATCTGGGCTAGGAGTAGCATACAACTCGTTATCGTCAGATCTAGAAGGTGTCAGTTATTCATCTATTAGATCTGGAACGATTGAAGAACGCGATCAGTGGCGCGTAAAACAAAACTGGATGATCCAGCATTTTATGTTGCCGATCTATGAGCAGTGGTTATCTATGCAACTGCTTAAAAACACAATGAATCAAGATATGACTCAATACGAAAGTTTGCTTGAAGTTAGATGGCAAGCTAAATCATGGAATTGGGTTGATCCACTTAAAGATATTAAAGCTAGTGTTGAGGCAATCAACGCTGGTATTAAAACGCGTTCTGAGGTGATCTCAGAGCAAGGCGGCGATATTGAGGATGTCTATGCACAGCTAAAGTATGAACAAGATCTAGCTATTGAAAATGGACTGAATCTAAATGGTGTAAGTATGGAAGAAGGAGTAAGTGATGAAACAGATTAATACTGGAATCTTATCCAGAGCATTTAATTTGGATCGTGAAAAGATCGATGAGGAGAATCGAACAGTGCAACTGAGCTTTTCAAGCGATATGCCAGTTTCTCGTTGGTTCGGGATGGAAGTGTTAGATCACTCGCCCGAATCTGTGAATCTGGAGCGTTTGAACGATGGTGCGCCTCTCTTAATGGATCACAATTCAAGCGATCAAATAGGTCGAGTCGAGCAGGCTGTGGTAGATGGCAAACGCGGTAACGCGATTGTTCGTTTTTCAAAGTCAGCAAGAGGCTCAGAAATTTTTAATGATGTAATAGACGGCATTCGTCAAAACATCTCAGTAGGTTACAGAATCGATGAGATGGAACTTGACAGTGAGCGTTCTACCGAAGATGAAGAATACTATGTTGCGAAGCGTTGGAGTCCATTCGAGATCAGTCTTGTAAGCATTCCGGCAGATCAAAGCGTTGGTATTTCAAGAGCGGCAGAAGGTGATCATATGTCAACTATTACAAATTTTGTGGAGAAACAAATGTCAGAAGAAGTAAAAACTGATCCAGTTGTATCTGCTCCAGTTGTAGACGAGGCGGCGATCGCTCGTAAAGCTGTTGAAGATCACATGAAAAGATCAAACGAAATCGATGCTGTTGTAGAGCAACATCCATCGTTGAAAGACTTAGGGAAAGAGTTTAAAAACAACTCAAGAAGTATTAATGACTTCAGAGAAGTTGCTCTTAAATCAATTGATCAATCAAAGCCAGCAACTCCGGCAATTGACACTTCAATTGGAATGACACCAGCAGAAGCCAAGCGTTTCTCAGTAGTTAAAGCTGTAAATGCTCTAACAACTGGTAACTGGGCAGGCGCTGAATTTGAGCGTGAAGCATCAGATGCACAAGGTCAAAAATTTGGCAAAAGTGCAAGAGGTTTCTTCATTCCTACTGAGGTTCAACAGCGTGATCTTACGGCAGGATCTGCCGCAGGTGGTGGTCACACAGTAGCGACTGAGCTAATGTCAGACAATTTCATTGACATGCTAAGAAACAGAATGGAAGTTATGAATCTTGGCGCAACAATGATGACTAATCTTAACGGAAATGTTGCTATTCCAAAGCAGGCTGGCGGTGCATCGGCTTACTGGGTTGCAGAAAGCGGTTCTCCAACTGAGTCAGCTCCAAGTTTTTCGCAAGTCACTATGACGCCAAAAACTGTTGGTGCTTTCAGTGACATCTCTCGCAAATTATTACTACAAAGCTCAATTGATGTTGAAAACTTTGTGCGTAATGAACTAGCTACTACATTGGCTCTAGAGATTGATCGTGCGGCTATTTCTGGCTCTGGATCAAGCAACCAGCCAACAGGTATCTTAGCAACTTCTGGTATTGGATCAGTTGCTGGTGGTACTAATGGTGCTGCCCCTACTTGGGCAAACATGGTAGCTCTAGAAACTGCTGTTGCGGCGGCTAACGCAGATGTTGGTACTTTAAACTACCTAACAAACTCTGCTGTTAGAGGCAAGTTACTCACTACTGAGAAGGCTTCTGGAACTGCACAGTTTGTATGGCAAGATGGCAATACTGTTCGTGGCTACAATGCGAGCGTATCTAACCAAGTTCCAAGCAACCTAACTAAAGGTTCAACTTCTGGTTCATGTTCAGCGATTATCTTCGGAAACTTTGCTGACTTGATCATTGGAATGTGGGGCGGATTAGACATCGCAGTTGACACTAGCACTGGATCTACATCTGGAACAGTGAGAGTCGTTGCCTTGCAGGATGTTGATATAGCCGTTAGAAATGCGGCTTCATTCGCGGCAATGTTGGATGCAACTACTTAATTAGTAGCAATCAGTTTAGTGCAGGAGTTGTTCTCCTTCTCCTGCACTAATTTAAGGAGATTTTATGAAAGTTAAATTAAATATTGCAGTTGGTTTGAAAGGTGAGTCGCATGCAAAAGGTGAAACAATTTCAGTCAATAAGGATGTTGGAATGGCTTTGATCTTAAGCAATAAAGCTGTAGAAGTAAAACCTGCACCAAAGGCAAAAAAGAAAAAGTAATGTTTAAAGAAGATTTAAGCGAATTTTTTGATAGCAACGAGCTTGCGGAGGAGGCAAAAATTGGTCTTTCGCTAGTTCGCGGCATCATGGAAAGTCAGTTTGTAGAAGTTAATGGTATTGAGGGTGTAAGACCGGTTTTCACTTGTGCGGCAAAAGATGTTGAAAAGATGGTTTATAAGCAAACAATACAAGTCAAAGGTATTACCTACAAGGTTGCTGGCGTTCAGCCAGATGGTACTGGACTTAAATCTTTAGTTTTGGAGCAACAATAATGCCGCATGCAAGACAACAAATTCGAGATCAGCTAGTAACAACCTTAACTGGTTTGACAACTACTGGATCTAATGTCAACAATTCGCGCGTATATGATCATGCAATCTTGCCATGTTTATCAGTCTATACGCTCAGTGAAGATGTTGGTGATGAGATTTATAACAAACAATTAAGATTGTTATCAGTGATGGTTGAAGTACGCGCAAAAGCGACTGACAACCTAGAAAACACACTTGATACGATCAGCGCAGAAGTAGAAACAGCAGTTTTTGCTAATGGAGATACAACTTTAAATGGCACATGCAAAGATTTTGAGATCGAAGGAAGTGAAATTGAACTCTCTGGTGATGCCGAGCAACCATTTGGTTTAATGACTATGCGATTTGTCGCAATGTATAGAGTCGATAAAACAGATGTTAATACTTTAATCGCATAGGAGATATTATGCCAAAAATGTACAAAGAAGGATCTGAGGCTGTTGATGTTCATCCAACAAAGATAGCTGATATGGAATTGAGAGGCTGGACTCAAGCAGAAAAACCATCAGCAGACGATAAACCTAAACCTAAAACTAAAACTAAAAAATAGAGGAGTTAAACATGGCAGTCCACACAGGATCAGAGGGAATTTTGCACATTGGAACAGATTTAGTCGGAGAGCTGAAAAGCTATTCGTTCTCTGAGTCTGCAACAATGATTGACACAACTAAATTAGCAGATACTGCACAAACTTTTGTTGCAGGAACTACAAGCTGGAACGGCTCTGCCGAATGCCATCTTGATGAAACAGATGTAGCACAAAATGCACTAAGTGTTGGCGCAACAGCTGTATTAAAGTTCTATTTTGAAGGTGCAAGCACTGGAGATAAATACTACACAGGATCAGCGATCGTAGAATCAGTAGATCGTTCTGGTGCAATGGATGACATTGTCAGTGTAAGTTTTTCTTTCAGAGGCACTGGCGCTCTAACTTTATCTACAGTTTAAGATCATGAGCATTAAGGAGAACGCAAAAACTCAATTTCGTGAAAGAATATCGGGATCACTAAACTCGATTGATGTTCCGGAATGGGGTGAAAAAATATATTTTAAGTCAGCTATTAACGGCAAAAAACAAGGTCAGATCATGAGTCTTTATGACAAGGGCAAGATCGTTGACTCTGTTTGCATGTCGTTAATTATGAGAGCTTTAGATAAGGATGGCAATCCAATATGGAAACCAGCTGAATTGCAGGAGATCTTAAGAGAATACGATATTAATGTTATATCTCGTATTGTTGAGCAGATCGCAGATACAGAAAGTGTCGATGATGCAAAAAAGCTATAAGGCAAGATCAAGATCTAAACTTTCGATTGCAATTAGGTGAGGCGTTACACAAAACACTTGATGAGATCATGGAGCTGACTGAAACTGAGATTGTACTTTGGGCGGCTTATTTTGAACTAAAAGGGAAAAACTAATGGCTACAGCGGCAACTGCAAAATATGTAATAAGACTTGAGGATAAGACTAAGAGAGCTTTTAAGGCTATTGGTCGATCTTTAAAATCTGTTACGCGCAGTATTTTGTCAATGAAAACTGGATTTATATCCGCCGCTGGCATCGCTGGTATTGGCTTTTTTGTTAAGAAGTCAATGGATGCCACTGATGAGATGGCGAAAATGTCTAGAGCCATTGGTGTTTCTGTTGAGGAATTAAGTGCTTTAAGGCATGCCGCATCTCTTGGTGGTCTTGCCTCAACACAGCTTGATAAGGCAGTACAAAAATTAGCAATTAATATGGCTGATATGTCCAGAGGTGTTGGTCTTGCCAAAGATGTATTTGAAAAACACAATATCAGTGTTAAAGATGCAAATGGTGAGCTTAGAACTGTTATGGATGTTATGGCAGATGTTGCAGATGTAACAGCTGGAATGACAAACGCTACTGAAAAAGCTGATCTTGCCTACAAACTTTTCGGAGCGCGTGGAGCAAAAATGATCAACATGCTAGAGGGTGGATCAGAGGCAATGCACGAGGCAATGAAAGAGGCAGAACTGCTTGGTTTAGTTATGTCAAGTGAAACTGCAAAAGGCGTTGAGGATGCTAATGACTCATTTACAAGGTTATCAGCATTTATGACTTCTACATTTGCACAAACAGTTGCCGCGCTTGCTCCTGCTATTCGATCTATGACTGATGCTTTAATTGATTTTATTACAGTCAAAGTTAAGGAAACCGATGGAGGTATTGCGGCTATAGCTACTTCGATGGCAAATACTATTATCCAAGCAACAATTAATATCTTGTATTCACTAGAGCAAACAGCCAATGGTGTAATTGAATTTGCTAGAAAAATTAAAGTAGCTTTAGGTTTCGGATCTGAAGTTGATGAGCTTGAGCAAGAGTTGGAGCATTTAAGAGCGATCCAAGAAGATTATTTTTCGAAAGGTTTTGGTGCAGAAGGCGATGGTATTTTAGATTTTTTAACCAACCTTGATACAGCTTACAAAAAGCAAGTTGGTACATTCATGGATCTCATGACAGGAACTAATAAAGGATCAAGTTTTTTTGAGCAACAAATGCTTGAGGAAATCAATGCAGTAAAAGCTAAATTAAGAGAACTTAAAGGTAGTGATGACACAAGAATTGAGTTAGATTTTTCCGGTATTGTGTCTGGTTTAGAAGCGGCAATAGTTCCAATAACTGTATTTGAAGATAGTCTAGCCGCAGTTATTGAAAGAGGCGAAGAAGCAAATAATGTTGTCACAAACTTAACAGAGCCAACTAGATGGAAATTCGCCGCAGATGCATTCAAATCATATGCAGATTCTATAAAAACTGAAACCCAACAAGTAGCTATGGTTACTACAAGATTGCTTGGCGGTGCAGAAGATGCAATTATGGCAATGATTAATGGTGCTAAATTTAGCTGGAAAGGTTTATTTAGATCAATAATGAATGATCTTGCCAGAATAGCAGTTAGAAAAGCAATCTTAGGAGTTGCAACAGCTTTATTTAGTTTTAATGGTGGTGGTTATACAGGATCTGGCGCAAGAACTGGTGGTGTAGATGGCAAAGGTGGTTTTCCTGCGATCCTGCATCCAAATGAAACAGTTATAGATCACACAAAAGGACAGGGAACTGGCACTACTGTTGCTGAGATCAATTTTAATGTGCAGGCAATTGATGCAAGTAGTTTTAATTCTTACTTGGTTAATAATCGCGATACGATCGAATCGATTATAAATAATTCGTTGATCACCAATGGCACAGTTCGCAGAACAATAAACATGACTGGCTATTGAATAATATTACATCAATTATCATGGCAAACCATAGCAGGATTAAAGTTGAGGAATGGTCTAAGCAAGGTTCTGCATTGGAATTTAATAACGCAAATAATCAGCGAATTGTAAGGAGCAGTATTCCTGCAATTGAGATGGATATAACTTATAGCGGCTTGACTAAATCTCAGTTTGATACGCTTAGATCAGCTTATGAAACTGATCATTCTGGAACAGTTATCATTGATGCAGATGATATTCACGATCTTAGAGATACAGCAGTTGGAGCTGGTGCATCTACTTGGGCATTTAAGAGCTTTAAATTTACAGTGACAGCTCCTCAAGTTTACGATGGATCAATTGTGCTGATCAGCTCTATCTTTTTTAATTACTCACAATACCAAACATTAATGAGTGAAAGCTCTACATATGCTCCAGTGACATCAACTGACACATCATTTACAACTCTTTTAAATACTGCTGTGCCTCATAAAGTTGAGTATGAATATATAACAAATGCAAATGCCTCTACTTTGGGTAGATCAGTTAGACATATTCGAGATAAAGGCGGATTTAGAAAAATGTGGAATTTAAGCTGGCATTTGAGTGAGTCAGCATTCTTATCGCTGTTAACTTTTTATCGCAAAAATGGCGGTATTTTGGGCGAATTTGGCATGCCTCCAGAGGGTGCAAATGGTTTAGGATCTGGAACAAAAACTAAAGCTAGTTTTGTTGACGATTCATTTAAGTACGAAAGAATGATGGACAACCGATATACATGCCAAGCAAAAATTGTGGAGTTGCTATGACGAAAGATAACCCAAGACCAGCTCCATTGCCACCAACAACACCTTTTGCTAATTAATTACTATGAGTAAAACGATCACAACTAATGTTAGAACTGGAGAACAAATGGGAATGATCCATTTGTTTGAATTTGATATGAATACATTAGCTGGCGTATATGACGAAACTTTAAGATTTACAGATCATGATCTGTTTGTCTATGATGGTACAAATGAATACACGCCTTTGAGTATTACTTTTGATCGTTTGTCAGAAGATTTTACAATGGCTAGTGACTCAATTAATGTGCAGATCGATAACATTAATGAATCATTAACTAATGAGGCTTTTACAAGCGAATGGAGAAATAACAGAGCTAAGATCCAGCGAGTGATCTTGATGCCTCCAAGTGAAAGTGTAGATGGTCAAACATATAATTTTGGTATTAGTGATAACACGACAACAAGCTATCCAAGATTAGAGATCTCCGGCATTACAAAAGATAGTTACACCTTGTTTGAAGGAGTCATTGATACCTTTAGCGCAACAGCGCAAACATTTACTGCACAGCTGACAACTAAATTTACTTATTGGCAAAAGCCATATCCATCACGAACTTATAACCAGAACGAGTTTTCGAGTGTGGTTTCAGCCATATCGGACAGTATTTATTGGGGCAGACAGAAGTCAACTTAATATGAAAAATTGTTTTACAGAGGCAGTAGCCTACTTAAATAAAAACTACGATCTGCCAGAAGGCTGGGGCAAGTGGAAAACGCTTGATCGCGATGTTTTTGTAAAGCATCAAAATAAGATTTTAGCTCGTAAAGATCACTATAACTTTTTTGCTAGTTTTTGTAAGCAAGTTGACAGCGCTGAAACTGATGACATAGTTCTTTGGGATCATGGCGTTGGTGTTTGCATTAACAGATTTTGTTACTGGACTTTTGATCATACAGTGCAAGCTGTAGTCACTAGAAAACTTGATAGCGGTTGCACATTAATGAGGCTAAAAAATGAGTAGTGCTGTCAAAGCGGTTGCCGGTCTTGCCGCAGTAGTTTTTGCCCCTGTTTTAGCACCTGCAATTTTAGGTGGATTGGGGATTGCCGCAAGCGCCGGCGCTTTAGCTGTTGCAACTGCCGGAGTAGTTTTAGTTGGAGCTTCTTTAGTAGGCAGTTCAACACCAGACTCAATGGCAAGCTCAGTTGATACAGCTTCTGTTGAGGCTTATGCTGGATCTAAACTCCAAACAACGAAAAGCAACACTTCTCCTGTACCGGAAGTTTATGGATTGCACAAAATTGGCGGCAATATTATCTGGCAAGACACTAACCAGTCGATCAATGGTGACAGCTCAACAAAGGGTTATAACAGAGATTATTGGGCAGTAATTATTCTTGCAGGTCATGAAATACAAGGCTTAGATTATGTCTACTCTGGTGAAACACAAATGACATCGCTTGGATCTAACAAATGGGAAACACAATTTGTTCATGTTAAGTTTTATAACAGCTCAACAAGCACAAGAAACATTCAAGATGTTAATTTCTGGGTGATCAACGATTCTGGAGGTGAAACTTCTGGAAGCTCAATGGGTATGCCATCTGTCACTATTCCAGCTGGCGTTGCTTTTCTAGCAGTACACCAAGTTTTTGATGGTGAAAACTCTGCAAATACAGCACTAGAACCGATCACTGTACAAATGCAAGGTAAGAAGGTTAGGACACTAACTGGAGTCGGTGATGTTACTGTTGCAACATATGTTGGATCAAACAGATTCCACATTAATGGAGTGCCACAACCAACGCTTGAATTAGTTGAAGGGAATACATTTGTTTTTAATTATCCTTCTGGACATCCATTAAAATTTTCTACAACTGCTGATGGAACGCATGGCGGAGGATCTGAGTATACAACCGGCGTGACACACAATAGTTCTACACAGGTCACAATTACAGTTGCCAGCGGCGCACCAACTTTATATTATTATTGTTCAGCACACTCTGGCATGGGCGGCACAGCCAATACGCCAACAAGTTTGCCATCAACATTAAGCTATTCAACAAACCCAGCAGATATTCTTTTGGATATATTAACAACTGGTTTAAGTGTTGCAGATGCTGATATAGACTTTGGCACATTTTCACAGGCTAAAGCAGATTGCATATCAGCTGGTTTTGGTTGCAACTACGCTTTGATCCAGCAAGCTAATATTCAATCGATTATTGCAGATGTTTTGGCAACTTGCCGCGGATCTATATTTCATTCAGAGAGTAAATGGAAGTTAAAAATTGACACAAAAAATCAACCAAATGCTGACACATTGACTTCTGATGATCTGTTGAGCAACAGTTTATCGATCAGCATGGCTGGAAGCTCTACGATCGCAAACAAAATGATCCTTAAATATATTAATCCAAGTGATGAATGGTTGTCAGCTGAGAGTGTGAAGGAAGATACTGCTTTGCAATCTTATGATGGACAAGTTGTGCAAAAAATATTAGATATAAAAGGAATTACATCTGCATCACACGCCAATAAATTGTGTGAGATTGCATTAAATGCCTTGCGATATAGTGAAGATAATGCTGGCAATAGAATTAAACAAACACCACTAGCAATAACATTTTCAACAACAGTAAAAAATGCTCATTTAGAGGTTGGAGATGTCATTACTTTAAATCATTTGTTGCTCGATCGTAACAGGCAATTTTTGATCTTGTCTACACAAACAGATCAAAGTGGTGTTATTCAAATTTCAGCGCGTGAATATTGTGAAACTCACTTCAAAGATACTTCTGGAAACTACTTAATTTAAGGAAAAACTATGCAATATCAAGAAACAATAGAACTGGTACAAGGAGATGATCTTCCAAGCATTGAGATCACATTGAGAGATAGTAACCTTGCAGATACAGGAAAAACTCTTGATCAAGGAGATCCAACTACTTGGAAACCACTTGATCTCTCAGCAGTAACTCATGTCAAGATGAAATATCGTAGAGTTGGATCAACAAACTTAATTGACTCACTGCCATTCATCATTGAAAGTCCATCAACTGGCGGCAAGATTACTTTGATCTGGAGTGGTACAGCTCTGGATGATGGCACTGGAGAATATGAAGGTGAGATAGAGATCCTTTATAACGATGGAAAGTATATGACGATTGCTGACAAATTTAAATTTGTAATTAGAGGAGGCTTTTAAATGTCGATCAGAGCAACAGTTATTTTTGCCCAGATCAACTATGTAAAGCCGCGAGCTACTGACATTCATTTGATCACTGATTTGAAACAGTATTTTTATTATGAAACAGCAACCCTTTCAGATGTTGCCGCGATCATAACAACTAAGCCTCGAAATGATGATTTCGCACTTGCAGATCTAGCTTATGTCAATATTCAAAAAGCTGAAACAGATGGTTTGTCTATAAGTGAAAGTGTAGATCTATTAGCTAATTTTCAAAGATCAATTAATGACAATATTACGATCACTATGGCAACTGATTTTGTATCAAGTACAAATCAAGGTTATGTAGAAACAGCCAGTATCGATGATTTAATTGGTTTGTATTTACAGCGACCAGTAACAGGTGATAGTTTTGGAATAACAGATCAAGCCATGCCAGTTCTTAATAAAGGCATTAATGAAGCGATCAGTTTTTCAGAAACAGTCGCTTTAGTTATGGCATACAGTAAATATTATAACGATAGTGTAAGCATGCAGGAACAGGCGGCATTGAGCTATGCCAAGACTGTATCTGATGCTTTCGCTTTAGACGATGCAACATTAGTTAATAAAGACTATGACGGCAACAAAGGAAATGTGATTGGTTTAACTGAAACGATCAGTATGAGTCGCACATTTGGAAGGGCGTTTGGAAATTCAACGCTTAACAGTATAACTCTCAACTAAGGAGCGAGAAATGGTAAATGATGGACTTAAATTAACTGGTGCTTTAAGCATTACAGTAAATGGTGAAGTAGTACAAGAAACAAAAAATCTGGTTGTTACAGCTGGAAAGAACTGGGTTGCAGGTAGGCTCAATGATGCAGGAAATGTTATAGGTTACATGGCTGTTGGAACTGGCACAGCTGTTGCAGATGCGGCGCAGACAGCATTAGGTACAGAGGTTGATCGTAACGCATTGACAAGTGCAACTGTTACTAATAACGAAATTGTTTATGTTGGTAACTGGGGTGCTGGAGATGGCACAGGAGCAATTACTGAGGCAGGACTTTTTGATGCAAACTCTGGTGGCACAATGTTGGCGCGCACACAGTTCTCAGTTGTCAATAAAGGTGCTTCAGATAGTCTTGGAATCACTTGGACAATAACTGTTAGTTAATATTAGCTGATACATATAGGAGGTTTCGATGGCAGTAAAGTTTTCAAATAATGCAGGTACTTCATTAAGTGGCTCGATTAGCGCCGGCGCGACTTCGTTCACTGTAGTATCAGCAACCGCATTTCCAGCTCTAGGTGGAAGTGATCATACATTCGTGACATTGGGTGGCTCTGAGGTTGTAAAAGTTACAGCAATATCTGGCAATACTTTTACTTGTGTTGCCACTGCTGGAGCGCACAGCTCTGGAGCTAATGTCGAGATAAGAGTTACCGCAGAATTACTTGGTGACTTTAGTTCACTTCCAGCTGAAAGTGGTAACAGCGGTAAATTTTTAACAACAAATGGCTCTACCCCTTCGTGGGCAGATGTCGGTACAACATTCCCTTTTTATAAAGCGAATGGATCTACTGACAATATTTCAATAACAAACGCAGAGTTCCCGTTTACAAAGGCTGATGGATCTGCTGATAATATAGGAGTTTCATAAAATGGCGAATAGAATCCCAGTAAAAGCAGTCTACACAGGAAACGATGTCACAGCACTTGGTGAATTTGAATCTGGCGATACGATTGATGGTAGTTATATTTCTGGCACAGTAGGGGGATCACTAGCAAAAACTGGTGGTGAAATGTCTGGCAATATTACTATGGCAGGATCACAAACAGTTGATGGTAGAGATCTTTCAGTAGATGGCACAAAGTTGGATGCAATTGAGGCGCAAGCTGATGTCACAGATACAACTAATGTTGTTGCGGCTTTAACAGCTGGAGCAAATGTTGCGATTGCCGCAAATGGCACGATCTCAGCAACAGATACAAACACAACTTACACAGTTGGAGATGGTGGTCTAACTCAGAACAACTTTACTGATGCACTAAAAACTAAATTAGATGGTGTTGAGGCAAGTGCTGATGTTACAGATACAGCTAATGTTGTTGCGGCTTTGCAGGCAGGATCTAATGTCCAAATTGCAAACGATGGCACAATCTCATCAACTGATACAAACACGACATACTCAATTCAAGATGGTGAGCTGTCACAAAACAACTTTAGTAATGCAGATCATACAAAGTTAGATGGTATTGAGGCGCAAGCTGATGTCACAGATACAGCTAATGTTGTTGCGGCACTGACAGCTGGTGCAAATGTTGCGATTGCGGCAAATGGTACGATCTCATCAACTGATACAAACACAACCTACTCAGTAGGAGATGGCGGCTTAACTCAAAACAACTTTACTGATGCAGATCACACAAAACTTAATGGAATTGAGGCAAGTGCTGATGTGACTGATGCAACTAATGTTGCGGCGGCTGGAGCAATCATGGCAAACACTGTAACTATACAGGCTGAATCTTCTGGAACGCCATCTGGCGGTAACTCCGGAGATGTTGTCTATCAATATTAATAAGGAGAACTGATGAAAATACAAGCAAGAACACTCGCTGGATTTAAGACCAATGCTCAAAGCGTTATTGACACTAGGCTTGATTGGGAAAGTGCATCTAGACAAACAATAACAGCAACGCATTCTATTGAATTGGTTTCTGGTGTAAGTGCAACACATGGCGGCGCGGCGGCTGGTGTTTATCTGCATTATAAAAATGTAGATGTTGATGCTGATTCTGATGGAACTGTGGACTATACAAACACTCAAATGAATTGCACTTTATCTGAAACAGGCACAGCAGTAATTAAGATTTGTGCAAAGATTGATAATCATGCAGATCGTGCGGCGGCACAAGCCACTTGGAACACTTGGAATAATGCTAAAAATGTTGAATTGCAAAGACTTAACGAAGTTCATGGTGTTGATCAAGATGCAAGAAAAGCTGGTTTAGATGCTTGGCTAGATGCTAATGCAGAGCCAGCCGCTTATGTACCAACAGTCATTAAATCAAATAACTTAACTATTGAGTGGGCAGACGATTCAACAGGTAGCTGGGTATAAAAGGAGTAAAAAATGCCAAAAACATATGTTAAAGATGGTTCGAACTGGAGAGAAGTTGCTAACAAGTATGTAAAAGATGGATCTACTTGGAGGCAAGTGATTAAGACTTGGAGAAAAGATGGATCTACTTGGAGGCAAGTTTATCAATTACAGCAAGCTATTGAATTGACAATTGCTAGTAACACAAATAATGTAAACATCAAATCTTTAGCAGATGCACACTCTGACTATGAAGCTGGACTAGGAGTCATTCTGACTATTAACGGAAGTGTAACTGTAGGATCAACAAGCTCTAGTAATCCAGCAATGACTACAGGATCTGGCTGGGCGGCTGGTTCTGTATTAACCATTATTAATAATGGATCAATTGTTGGCGCTAATGGTAGCTCTGGATCTACTGGATCAACTGGAAGCTCTGGATCACAAGGATCAAATGGATCTGGTGGAAATGGAGGTGTTGAAACAATCCAATCAACTGATACTGCTCCCCAATCTGGTGGAAACGGCGGAACTGGAACATCTGGTGGAAACGGCGGTTCTGGAGGCACAGGATCTAATGGCGGTACAGCTTTTAACAACGCTCAATCGAACTCAAATTTATCTGTTGTATTTCAAACGGCTGGCACTGTAACTGGAGGTTCTGGTGGATCTGGTGGTAGTGGAGGATCTGGCGGTTCGGGCGGAACAGGATCTGGCGGCGGCGGCGGAGGCGGCGGCGGTGCGGCAGGTATTCACTATATGGGAATTCATGGTTTTGAAGTAGCTGGAGGAAATGGTGGTCGCGGTGCAGGATCAAGTGGCGGAGCGCAAGGCGGCGGCAGTGGTACGACTGGAGGTCGCTATGAAGGCGGCGGTGATTCTGGTGCTGGTGGAGCTGGCGGCGGAGTTGGATCTAGTGGTAGTGCTGGAGGAAATGGATCGGCAGGTGGAGCAGGCGGAAACTGGAGTCAAAATGGCGCAAGCGGAGGATCAGCAGGATCGGGGGGTAGCTCTGGATCTAATGGATCATCTGGATCTGGCGGATCAACAGGCTCACAAAAAGATGGTAATACTGGGCAAATAAGCGGACTGTAAATCATGTCAAATCGTTTGAGAAATAACCTTTTTGCGGCATCTATAGTGATCTGTTTCTGGATTGCATTTGTGATACCAAGTGCAGTTAAAGCGGCAGATCCTATTATTACGGAAAGTACACAAACAATTATAAGTTCTGGAGATCAAACTACTACAGTTAAATCGCCTCCGCCTTCAGCGATCGCGAGCCAGATCACTAGCGGAAGTTCGGATTTTATATGTACTACTTCTGCAAGCGGCGCAATCCAAACACAGATTTTAGGAATAAGTTTAGGTGCTATGCACACTAACGAGCTGTGCGAATTACTAACCAAAAGTACAGCGTTATACAACATGGGAATGAAAGTCGCGGCGATTAGTGTTCTATGTGAAGATCCAGTGATCCATAAAGCAATGGCAAATTCCGGAACTTTTTGCCCCTACAAAACCCTACTGGGAAAGGATGCTGAAGCCGCTTGGTCTGCTAATCAACATGAAATACCAAAGGAGCTAGATGAAAAAAATAAACAAGAGGAAAGAGATACTTATATTAAGTATATTGCTGGCATTGCCGCCGCTTTCTTATTCTTTTGATTACATTTATGGATCAACACCAAATGCGGCATTATTCGGAAATACTTGGCAGATGAATACACAAGTGCTAGGTGTTAATGGCAAGGATGGTATGGATATATCCCAAGTCATATATCAATACGAAGTTGAGAAAGCAACTAGCGCAGATCTAACAGTTACTGTTGGTAATAAAAAGGCTGAATCTGATGATTATCTCTGGTCAGATACAGAGGATTGGTCACAGATCAATAGTGGAAAAATTAGAAAAATTGTGAATATTGGTTATAACCCAATTGCGGCTTTTGGTGAAGGATCAATAACAACTACTGGTGAGGGATCAGTACAAGATCCACAGGTTGTATATCTCTACCGGTTTGATCCTTGTTACGATCCGCAGGTAAGTGAAACCTGTGCTGGTTATAAAGTTCCAATACCAGAAGTTCCAGAGGTCATTTTGTATGATCCTTTAGACGATGAGTCAATCAAAGTAGCTACAAAAGAAACTGACTCAGATCTTTATGATGAAGAAAAAGAGCAAATTGATGAATCCGAACAAGATCAAGAGGAAGAAGAAAGACTAGAGCTTGCATTTTTTAATGCTGATCATGCTCTTATGCTCACTAATGATATGACTCAAGATGCCATGATTTATACAATGAATAGTGCAGTAGATATGACGGCTTACTACATTGCTGAGATCCCAAGCAATGTTTATAGAGAAACAGTTTCTATAAAAGATAGAGGGATCAGTGACAACAAAAAGGCTTGGAGATCGCTCTCTCAAGATAAAAGACATTACCAACTCGTTAAGGAGCAATATGAAAACAATTAGTAAAGGCTTGATCATGCTAATGATCGGAGCATCAACAAGTATTTTTGCAGAAAATATTTACATCGATGGAAGCGTAGAATCGCGCTGTTCAATCTTTACAGATACAGGCGGCACTTATGGCAACCCTTCAGCTTTTAAGTTAAGCACAACGCCTGCTGATGGCGGAAGAATCCCAATAATTCGCTATGATGTCAGTTTAGCCAACGCCTATCGAGCTGAAATAGCTACGCCAATATCATTTAGCTCATCACCTGCTTTAAGTGATAGCGCAGTATTTACTGGATCAGTTTTATTTACTCAAGGCAGTGTTTCTGGAATGTCGGCGTATCAAGATGCATCGACTACTCCAACGAGCAATTCGCGATCCTACAATTTGACTTTAGCCGGCTCAACTTGGTTCAGTGCTAGTTCTCAAGTTCTTTATGGCGGAGGCAATCAAACACCTTTTCCTTCTGGAGATTATAGATCTATTGTAGTTGCCAGCTGTATACCGCAATGATCATGTTCAGATCGTTAATACTTTTAATCTTGATCTCAGCAAATACTTTTGCTCATGAGCAAACACCAACCTATGGATCATGGAGTCCAAGCCATATTGAGGGTGTTGTTAAAACTGAGATTGAGATCTTTAATAAAAGAGCTGATGTTAGCTATTTTGAAATTGGTGTTTTTGATCCGGACTGGCAAATGCAGACATTTGTTACGACTTGGAACATACTAGAAGTAAAGCAACACGAGCGCAAAAAAGCTGTTATCTACATGACTGAAGCTAACTCACTTGCGGCTGAATATATTTGCTCAATATCTAAAATAAGATCTGCTGATCAAACTAAAGCCGCACTTGCCTCCCAGATATGTACAAGGCTCAGATAACAGTATTATTGATGATGATCTGTACATCTCAAGTCATGGCAGACAGTAGCTCTATATCTCTGGCACTGCCTAATGCTGGTAATGCTTATGGCACTGACAGTATTCGAGCTGGCAATTTAGACTGCCAAAATAGTATAGGATCTTCAACTAATGTGGAATTTGGCATGACAGGGATCGTGGCAAACGCAGTTGCGCCGATTATTGGCAAACAAGATCCACTAAACCAACCGCCTGTCAAAGACTTTGGACTCTATGCAAGAATAACAAT